GGTAACGATGAGTTCAGCTTTGTTTACACCTGATTAGAATCTGATCGGGAATGAAGGTCGTCGGGGCTGCACCGCAAATGCAGCCCTTTTTTATTGGGTGTATGCTTGTCTGGTATCGCATTTATTTTGCATGGCATTCGTGCGCAAAAAGGTCAAGGTCTTTACTTGGCCTGTTTCGATCGAAGAGCCCTCTGATGGCGGCAATTTTGACACCGCGACGTTTGACGCGAAATTCAAGCGCGTTGGCCGCAAGGAATTTCAAAAGCTTGGCGAGAAAGGCGAGCTTGATCTCCTGAAGGTGATCATGGTCGGATGGGAAGGCATTGTTGACGAAGAAGGGAAAGAGATCCCTTTTTCCTTGGAGGTGATGCGCGAGTTTTCCGATGATCCTTATTGGATTCGTGGTGTTTTGAAGGCTTACACCGAGACATTTGAAGGCGGCCGCCAGGGAAACTAAAGGATGCCGCCGTTTACTGGGCTAGTGGCGGCAAAAGGGTAGAAGATAAAAGTCGGGAAGACGCTGCTGTTTTCGGCATCGTCCTTCCCGAGAAGCCTAAAGAAGACAATAATTTTATTGTTTGGGAAGAAAACTGGGAGTCAGTCATGATGTTCTTGCGTATGCAGACGCAATGGACGACAACCATGTCTGGTTACATGGGCTTGCGATATGACGTGCTGCTTTGCCCTGGCGGATTGTTTGACCTCTACAATGTGGACAATCGCCGCGAGATGCTGGAAGACCTTCAGACCATGGAGGCTGCAGCGTTAAGCGAATTGGCCAAGGACAAGGATGGCTAGCAAGCAAATTCAGGACATTAAGATCCGCCTTGGTATTGAAGGTTTTGAGGGTCTTGACCGAATCAAAGGCTCCTTTCGGGAGCTTGCAAAGGTAACAAATCTTAGTGACAAGGATATTTCGCGTGCTCGCGATAGCCTTGTTGATTTCGCAAAAAAAGCAGGAGATACTCAGCAGGCCAGCAAAGGGCTTATTGACGCGCTGAAGGGACTTCAGGCGCAGGCAACGAGAAATTCTTCTACTTACAATAAATTAAGCGAAGACATTATTGATTTCAATCAGTCATTGAGGGTGACTGATGCAGAAATCCAAAAGCAGGCTGAATTGCTTGCCAAATCTGCGCGCGCTCATACACAGTCCGAGGCCTCTATTAAAGGTCATGTCAAGGCCCTGCAAGATCTGCGTACTCAGGCATCTCTTGGCGGGCAAGCATATATCGGTATTGGCGCTGAAATTGATCGACTAAATACAAAACTTGAAGAGGGCACGAAAAAAAGCCGCTCGTACCGCAGCGTTTTAGGCCAAGCGCTGTCTGGTGATTCAGAAAAGCTTTCCGGTCAGCTTGAAAAATTAAGGCAAGTTTTGGCTGATGCCGGCAATACTGCTGAGCAGACTGGCCGTGCCATGGCTCAGTTGGCGGTTGGTGGTGCAACTGAGTCGCGAAATCGTATTGCGGCTTTTACAAAAGAAATAGAAGAGCAGCGTCGCGCAATCGCGAGACTTGACGAATCCTTTCTTGATCTACCAAAAACCCCGGCAATTTACGCTCAAAGACTTAGCGAGCTAAATCTTGAATTAAATAACAGTGTAATTGCTAGCGGTCGATATTACGAAATTCTTTCTGATATTTCAACACTTCAGCTTGAATTGCAGCGCGCGCAAGCAATTGGGCGCGGACAGGTGTTATTTGAGCGACTTTCTCTCCCGGAAGGGGCTTCTTCAAGACTTGCCTCCACCCAGCGCAATCTGGGGATGGTCATTGGCGCACTTCGCGAAGAAATGTCGATGCTCGATACGAGCACCGCAGAAGGAAGTGCAAAGTTTGCGCAACAGTCGCGCCAAGTGGCTCAACTTGAAGAGCAGCTCAAGAAGCTTGAAAATCAATATGTCAGTGTTGGCCAGTCTCAGGCCGCCGCTCAGCAAGGCATTAATCCTTACGGTCCTTCTGGAGCAAGAAATCCCCTTTACGGCGAAGATATTGCGCAGCAAGCCATTGAAGGCGTCAAAGAATTCAGGGAAACATATAACAATGCAATAGATAATTTAATTTCCGCAAAAGCAACCTTTAGAGAAAACGAGGCTCGCTTAATTGCTGAGGGCGATCGACAGCAAGAGCAGGCCCATCTTGCGGAGATGGATCGATCTAGGGCTGAATTTGAACAAGCTGATCGCGTTTTTAAAAAAATACTTGAAACTCGGACTTCGCTGCTTGAGCTTCAAAAAAGAGCCGCTGCATCGGCAATGGGCCTTGGCGGTCGAGAGCTTTCTCCGCTTTATGAAAGAATCACCGGCTTGGCTGGCGCGTCGGTGCAGCGCGAGCAATTGATGATGGGCCGAAGCGCCACTCAAGTGCTCACCGATATGCTGACTGCCTTTGAAAAAGGTGGTCGTGGCGTTAACATTAAGCAGAAAAGTACTGAAATTGGCGAAAGCATTGCGCAAGGGGTGGCAAATGGCGCCAGCGATAAAAATACATTGATTTCTGGCGCAAATAATCTTTCGATTCAGTTTATTGCGTCCCTTAAAAAAGCATTCAAGATCAAGAGCCCCTCTCAGGAATCTCGCGATCAGATTGGCGTCCCTATTGGAGAAGGTATTGGCCAGGGAATCATCCAGGGGCTCAAGGCGGTAAAGGGAGATGTGATCGCAGCTGTACGTGTTCTTTTTTCGGACATAGCTGCTACCCCGCAAAAAGCAGGTCTTCCGCCCCGGCAGACGAGTGACCTTGCGGATAAACTGCAATCATTTTTAGCTCGAAGCTCTTCAAGGACTTCCGCGTTTCTACCTTTCGCTCGCCTTATGGGAGAAGATGTTAAGTCTTCCCCTGCGCTTACTCTTGCAGCTTACAGAAAGGCTTATGAACGCGGCGGAATTGTACCTTCGATGTACATGCCAGCCGAGCAACGCAGAGCAGTTCGCGGAGTTTCTGGGTTGCCTGGCTATGGATTAGAGCAGGAAATTATTTCTGGAGCAGTTCGCAATGTTGGTCGCACAGGTGCTTTCGTTGGTCCGTTGGCTGGCCCGAGAACCACCTCGACCGGAATTCGCAGTGTCATTCCTCAAGGGACTTTTCTGCCCCAGCCAGTCGGGACGCCTCCTGAATTCAAAAAGCTAGCCTCTGCCTTAGCAAAAATTGCCGCTGCACCAGAAACTGCATCTCGGCAAATTTCTGGAGCGGGATTCCTAAACCTTCCTACTGCAGCGACAGGCCTTAGTGGCTCTGCATTAAATCAAATTGTAAACCAAAGCTTTTGGAAGCAATTAGGCGCAAGGCCTTTTGCTGGGCAGATTTCTCCTCTATTCCCACCGTCTTCTCCTGTACGTGAAAGGCAGATTTCCAGTTATGGGATGGCTTCGGCTGAATCTTTTCCAGTCGAAGGAATGCTTGGCACTGGTCGATCTTTGCGTTTTGGGAGAGAGAGTGCGGCCGCTTCTACAAAAGAGGCGATTTCCTCATATCGAAATGCTGTCAGTAATTTCTGGGAAGGTGAAACTGGCACTTTTGAGACTATTCGTCGAATTGTCTCTTCTGGCGTTCAATTGAGTGCAAGCAAGCTTGCGCGTCGTCTGACTGAGTCAGTTGAGCTGCCAAGCATTTCAAGTATTGGAGCGCGGGCTCGCGGCATTTTTCCGAGTATTTCTGGTTTACGCGGTCGTTTACCACAAGCTCCGAGTTTTGAAAATTTGTTAAACAAGCTGCCTGATTTGCCTGAATTTATGACTGGGGAGAAGGCTTTTCTCCGTAGCTTGAATGTCATGGAAGGCGCCTATGGAGCAGCCAGGCTCGGAGGCTTTCCGATTGAGGGTATGGCTCGAATTGGCAACGTTCCGGCAGGGGGCGGGTCCTTTGTTCCGATGGCTGGTGCGGCGGCTGCAGGTGGCGGCGGTGGCGGCGGTCGTCCACCTGCTGCAGTCATACCGCCTGCAGCTCCTTCCGAATATCAAAAACTTACTAGCGCTGTAAAGCGTTTTGGTGATGTAAGTCGTCGAAGCACTTCTGATTTGCGTGATTTTGCCGGCAGCTTGACATCTCTTCAAGATATTCTTGATCCAACAGCTGCTGATTTCAAGCAAGTAAATCAGGAAATTGAAAGACAAAACAAGCTTGTTGGACGCGAATTGCAAAGGCGTCAACCAGGGGGTCGCCGAGGCTTGAGCGGAATGCAGCTTGCCCAAGGCGTTGGCGCTGCAATTAGTGGCGGAATTTTTGGTGGCCCCGAGGGCTTGATTGGTGGCCTTGGCGGCTTGGCTGTTGGTGGTGTTGGCGGTGCATTTGCCGGCGCTGCATTTGGCGCTCAAGTGGGTGGTTTGAGGCAGCAACTGGGAGGATTCGCTGAATATGCCGCTCAAATTCAAAAACTTGAAATCGCTCTTGAAAATACTGCTGGCAGTCAGGCTGAATTCAATCGAGCCATTAAGGCCGCTTCTGATGTAACAAAGACGTTAAATGTACCCCAGGAAGTCGCAATTTCTGGCATGACTCGGCTTTCGGCTGCAGTCAAGGGTGCTGGTGGTCAAATCAGTGATGCTGAGCTTGTTTTCAAGAACGTAACTGCTGCAATCAAAGGAACAGGTGGGGCGGCGCAAGATGTTGACGGTTCAGTTACGGCTCTAGTACAAATTTTTAGCAAAGGTAAAGTATCTGCAGAGGAAATAAATCAAATTGCAGAGCGACTGCCTGGCACGTTTAATTTAATCGCAGAGGCTTCTGGCAGGACAGGCCCAGAGCTGTCTAAAGCGTTGGAGCAAGGAGCGGTCGGTCTTGATGATTTGATGAAATTTATCGTTGAGCTTGGCAACAGATATTCAGAAGTAGCACAAAAAATTTCTGCATCTTCCCAGGACGCTGGCGCAAGACTTACCGTTGCGTTTAATTCAATGCGTCAATCTGTTGGCAAAGCCTTGCAACCTATTGGTGCTGAGTTCCAGGAATCGTTTGCTGACTTTGTTGAAAACATAACTCCCTTCTTGGCCGAAAATCTACCCAAGATTGCTGGATTTGTCTTAGATCTATCAAAAAATCTCGTTCCTTTGGCCGGCGCTATTGGCGGTGTCGCCGCAGCTCTCGCAATACTGAATGCCAAGGCACTTCTTGCATCGGGAGGCATGACAGCGCTTGCGTCAGCAATTGGTGCGGCAAATCTTGTGGCTCTTGTTAATCCATATGTCGCGCTTGCGGCAGGGGTAGGACTACTTACCGCAAAATTGATTGGAGCCGTCAATAAGCAACGAGAGCTAAATAATCTGATTAAAGGTCAAGGTACGCTTGAGCAATTTAACAATAGATATCAAGAGATTGAGGGGCAAATAACGGCCGCCCAGGAAAAACTTACCGGACAAACAGGAAGACAGGCTCAAGCGACACGAAACAGAATAAATCAACTTAAAAGTTCTCTTTCTGACCTTGAAAAAGTTAGAGGCAAATTTGAGCAGGCAGTCCCTGAGCAAGAAAAAATCACCCCAAGTGATTTCCCCGACCCAACCGGCAAAGACTCCGGCAGTGGTCGCGCCAAGAAAGAACGTGAAAGCCAGTTGCCGCAATTGTTGGCTGAGCTTGCGGTAGCCGAGGAAATTGCTCGAGTTAACGAAAAAATTCGAGAAGCTCAGCTGCAAGACAATCAATTCCTGCAAATCAGACTTGAGGGCGAAAAAAATCTAGCAAATATTGCCGGCGAAATTCGAGCCATTGCATTTGAAAAGATTCCCGCCGATGAAGCCGAAGTTAAGAAAAAGCTTTTGCTTTTGAAATTTGACGAATCGCGTCTTGATACTTTGCAGCGCCTCCGTCAGCTTGAAAAGGAGAATACTAAAGAGCTGACTTCTGGCCTGGACGAAGTAGCCAAAAAATACAAAGAGCAAAGAGAGAAAGGCAGCGCTGTTGCTGAGATGGTGAAAAAGGGCATTACGCCCGCCCTGGCTGAAGCGTATTATGAGATTGATAAAACTTATGAAAAAGAAAAAGAGAGAATTCAGCTAAAAATTGAAGAGCAAAAGCTTGCGATTGCCGGGCTAGACGTAGAAAGCAAAGTTAGGAAAGAGATTGAAAAGCAAATCGAAAACTTAGAAAAACTTTTAAAATTGCGCGGCCAAAAAGTCCCAGAGGCCAAAGAAGACGCCGCAGCGGAAGAAGAAAGAAAGCGACGCGAAAAAGAAGCCGAAGAAAAAGCGCAGCGACTCAAGAATCTTTACGGGGGCATTGTCTCGACAATTGAAGACGGAATCGTTGGCTCGTTTACTGCTGGCATTGAAAGCTTGATTGAGGGCACTAAAACATTGGGCCAAGCTTTGCAAGAAATCGCAAGCGGTGTGCTCAAGGACATTGGTCAGTTGTTGCTTCGCTTTGGCGTAAACGCGGGCTTGCGTGCTGTATTCCCAGGTGCTTTTGCCGAAAAAGGCGCTTATTTCGCAAGCGGTCAAGCAAGTTTTGCCAAAAACAGCATTCAACCTTTTGCCATGGGCGGCATCGTCACCAAGCCCACTTTCTTTAAGTACGCCGATGGTGGCACGTTTAACAATGGCGTCATGGGCGAAGCCGGCCCGGAAGCGATCATGCCGCTCAAGCGTGGTCTTGATGGCAAGCTCGGTGTTGCGGCAAGGCTTGATGGAGCGCTTAAGCGTTACAGGCCGGTGCCAGGTAGCGCGGCGGCAGTTGCTGAGGGCGCAGAGCTTACAACAGGATCTTCGGCCGCAGGGGCTACGGCAATTGATGTCCGCTACAACGTCGAACGAATCAACAACGTGGATTACGTCACCAACCAAGAGTTCCAAGCCGGCCTGCAGCAGGCTGCCAGCCAAGGCGCTGAACGCGGCCAGCAGCTGGCACTACGCCGCCTGCAGCAATCCGTCACCACCCGCCGGAGGCTTGGAATCTGATGGACATCGCACTCGGCAACTACCTGCGTCTCCAAAACCAAAAAGGAACGTCCAGCTTCTACTTCCAAAACTTCTTCATTCAGTCCACGACCACTTTCCAGGGCGACGAGTACACATTTGTGCCTTACGGCTTCAGCGGCGTAACCGTCAACCGCAGTGGCGACAACACCGAAGCGACCCTGGTCTTCCCAAACAACGAGTTGACCAGGGCCTGGGCATTGAATGCAGTGCAACAGCGCTGGCTCGCTCGCGTTTATGTAATGGCCCTGGATCCAGATGACCGAACCACTGGAACCTTGATGCACCAATACAACGGCGAGGTTGCAGCCGGCCAATGGGACGAGACCAGCCTGACGCTGAGCCTGAACACAATTTTGGATGCCGTTGGCTCTGACGTACCGTTGCGCCGGCTGACGCAATCACTGATCGGCAACATCCCAACCTCGGCCAATGTCCGACTGCGCTGATCTGGTCGGCCTGCGATACAGGCTTGGCGCGGACGGCAGCGACGGCGAAATCGACTGCATCCACCTCGTTTACACAGTGCTGGAACGTCTTGACATTGTGAGGCCAGAGTTCAACGAGGACTGGTACAACGCCTCCAGCTACAAGGTCTTGAGGGATCTACTGCGTTGGGGGGTGAGGGTTGATCGTCCTGAGTACGATGGAGACGTGTTGTTGATGACCCAAGGTAATTGGGCATTTGCCGTCGTATGGCTGAGCGGAGTCCTTTACATCAACACCGAGCTGGAAAAAGTGAGCTGGTGTTCGCTCCGTCAGTTAAGCGCGTACCGCTGCTTCCGTACGAAAAGCAGCTGATTGCAACTCTTGGTTGCACAGAAGAAGAGTATCGAAAGTTTACCTACGAAGCAGCCCGTCGCGCCGCAATCCGCCCCGCTGCGTATAACACTGTTCCTGACATTGTTTGCGATCCTACCGGCGGTATTCTTACAAGTATTATTATTGGCCTTGCCTTTACTGCTGCTAGTTATTTACTTACACCTAAGCCCAAGGCTCCTTCTGAGACGCAGGATGTTCGACAGCGACAGCTGCGCGGACGAAAAGGCAGCGACCGTTTTCTCGCCACTAGCGGTTTCGACTCAATCGCCGAACTAGCAAACTACGGCGACCCAATCCCCATCATTTTCGGCAAATACACTGGCACAACTGGCGGAATGCTGGTGGCACCCAGGCTAGTGTGGTCCCGCGCCTTCAGCCTTGGTTCCCAGCAATCGGTAAAGCTATTGCTGGTGATCGGAGAGCAGGGTCTTGGCCAAGGCATTCAGTCACCCGACTTGACTGGTATTTTCCTGGGCAATTCTCCACTGGACACAGTGTTCGAGGAGAATTTTGCGTTTTACTGGAAGCGTAATTCAAACGTCACGACAAGGGTCCGTGGCGCAAATTTGCTTTACGGGACACGGGGAAGTTTGTCTACGGGCGACTTCCAAGAAGCGGATGACGTTTACCTGTGCCCAACAATTGAGGCATCTGAAGATACCGGCTTTTCGCAGGCATACACACCAAGCAGCACAACTCAGTTTGGTGTGTATGCAGCCATTGCAAACGGCACAAACTATCGCGTCAATTGGAAAACAGTCCCCATTCCAGTTCTTGAAGGCAACAGTCGCGATGATCCCGACAATGACCCAGGAAGAGCGCTGCTGCTGGAACGGATCAAAATCGCTGGCGATTACGGCTTCACTGGCACAGATGAAATTCCAAAATGGGTTGCCGTACTAAAAGCAGGACAAAAAGGCACGGGGCGAAACTACGGCCGCAGAATGGGGATCGTATCAGTCAACGGCGTAAAGGTAACTCAAGGTGAAACAGAGGTCCGTCAAGTAGCTGTCGGGGACAAGGCTGTATTTAGAATAGAAAAAGGCAAAATTCCCAAAAATCAGTATTACTTTAAACAGACAAAAAGCACACAAGTAGACGACATTAACACTGAAGTTTTTGAAGGTCAGACCTTTGCCGACGATGCGATGCAGGTCGGCGAAACCTTCATGATCGGCCGAACTGTGTGGATTGTCGAAAGCCGTGAAATAGAAATTTTTAAGGATGCACCTGGTGCCAAAGAACAAAACATCACGCTGCGCTGCATTGAAATTTTCGGTAAAGGCCCTCTTAGCGCGTCTATCGGCCTGATCAGTCCGCGCATGATTCGCCGTGGTATCTACAACGATGACAACGGCAAGACTGATGCAAGAGGCGGTTTGGGACTTAGCGCTGACCCTAATTTCTACCCGCTATTGCGTTTTGCCATTGGCGTTGTCCGCAATACCCGAGCTTGCGATACTACCGAGATAGGCATCCGCAGTCAGGTATGGCAGAAAGCAAATGGCCTTTGTAATTTTGAATCTTTACCCAGCCCCAAGGACTTAAGGCAAGCGGAAAAAAATCAGGTGTCACTGCAAAGCGGCACGATGAATATCTACATGCGCCGCACATCCGCTTTTTCCGTTTTCCTGCGCCCGGCTGGCGTAGACGCCAGCGGCAAAGAATACGCATGGGAGACCCTGGGACAAACTTTCTGCATTACGGGCCGCAGACCTCAAGACCAGTTCAACTATCTCCGCTTAGTGCATCCAGAGCGAACTCAGTTTGAATATCGACTAGTACCAAACTCTGGCGCTGACATCGACAGCAGATTCAACGCTGACTCTCAATTCCTGGTACTGGACGCGAAAAATGGCGGTCCAATTGGTGAGATCTACGATACGCCTTACGGCCAATTTAAGTTAACCACTACTGGCAGGTACACGCTAAAAGGAACGATTAAATTCAACCGTCAAATGGCGGTCAATACAGAAGTAATTGATGAGGTAATTCAGGCAACGATCCCCAGCTCCGTAAATGTTCAAACCTATCTGCCGGACAACGAAGGTAATGCAGTTGTAGCTGAAACTGTTGAATTTTTTGAGTGGTTGCCAGACGGATTTACAAAAGGCCGCGCAGCTGTAACTCTTGTAAGTCTTTTCGGCGCACCGCAATTTACTGGTCAAACTGGATCTACAGAACTAACGAGCATTAGTGGCGAAAGGTCAATAACTATACGCTATACGTGTGACGTTAGCGATCAATACAGTGAAGGGCCGTTTAACGGGGAGATCCAGTGGAACAGGAAAAATCTTGCTTTGGAAGTAGTAGAAAGCTCGGGCGGCTGGAACACAGGCGAAATTTTCAATCGAGTTATTGGTATTACAAGCGAAGCTGAAAGATACAACGAACCCTACAACCTACCGTCAGCGGGCCTGAGAATCAGAGTAAAGACAACCAATAAAACCGCACCCAAAGGCAAGACCTCTGCATTCCTTTGGGAAGTTCTTGGCGATCAAGAGCAATATGCAGTCGGCCAGTCAGTGGAAGGGGTTATCTCTGGTGTGTCTGATGCAGGTAACAATATTGAAGTTACCGTTTCAGCCACTGTAGAAAAAAGAAGCAAAGAAAGCCAAGCTCAGTTTCCAGGGCAGAAAAAAGGTTACGCGCTTAACAGCATTACATATACGGTAAACGAATCACAGACGACAGGTACGTGGTCGAAGGGGGAGAGGATTACATTTACTGAAACTGTCAGCGCTGGCAATCCTTTTAGAAAAAAAGGCACGAAAGTCGGCGTCGTTCTTAATACTCTTGGAATTAAAACTGTAGACATCCAGCCTTCCGCTGACGCGGAAAGATTTTACGAGCGCGGTAGCCAGATCGCTGATCTCAGCTACTACAACTCTCTGCTGACTAAAAGCAACGAAAGCGGCCCTGAGCACGAGATTGTCTATGTGAATGAAACAATCGCCAACCAGACCCTGCCTGAATACAAAAACCTCACCCTTGCTGGTTTGTCTCTAAAGGCAAGTCAAAACTTTACGTCAATTGACCAAGTGCGTTGCTGGCTGAGCGAAGGCATTGAAGTCAAACGCTTCCTTCCCGCAGAAGCTGGAACAATTGGTCCCAGCAATAAATTCACCGATCTGGTTTACTACCTCCTTACAGATAAGGTCGCTGGAGCTGGCGGCGTAGTTAGCGCCAACCTGATCGAGACGGATGATTTTGCCAAGACAACAACTTTCTTGGAGCAAAACAAGCTGTATTTTGATGGCGCAATTGATTCTCCCGTCAACCTGCGCCAGTACATTGCTGATACAGCGCCCTACTTCCTGTGTTCTTTTGTGATAAGCAACGGCAAATTTAGCTTGGTGCCGGCACTTCCTTGTGAAGTATCGGGAGCGCTCACTCAAAAGCCGATTGACATTAAAGGCTTGTTTACTTCAGGCAATATCATCGAAGATAGCTTTTCGGTCGATTACCTACAGACCGAAGAACGCAAGGACTTCCAATCAATCGTCCGCTACCGCAAAGAGCGCAGGAACCAGCTATCCGAAGAGGCAACTTTGAGCGTCCGCTGGGCGGAAGCCGGCAGCGACACCTATCCAATTGAATCTTTCGATCTGACCCAGTTCTGCACTTCGCGGGAACATGCCTTTATTGTTGCCCGCTATTTCATGAGCATCAGGCGACGCATTACCCACTCGGTTCGTTTCAAAACGACACCCTTTGGCATGGCACTGGCACCAGGCGATTACATTCGAGTCCTTACCGAGGCCAGTCCATACCAACCTGCCAACAACGGCGTAATCAGCGCTGATGGAACAATTACTGCAGCGAGCACTCTTAACGATGGCACCTACAGCATTCTTTACTCTGGACCAGAAGAGGATGAGTTGAAGACTGCCGAGCTGGATGTGCTCAACGGAAAAGCGGTTGACCCGGCATTGTTTAACACAATTTTCACGATCAATTCGCCAACAGTCTCCAGTAACACCTACACAATCGAGCAGCTAACCTTGGATAGCGAAGGCCTGGTTGAAGTGCTGGCAACTGAGTTCCCAACCAGCAGTACGTTTAACAGCTTGATCGTGCAGGACGTACTCAGTCCATCCAGCTTCATCGTTGAGGGTTGACCATGGACTTTCCCGCTCTTGTGCCGTCTTCTCGCAGCTACACGTCTGGCGATTACGCAGTCCGAACATTTAGATCGCAATCCGGCGCAGAAAGTCGAATTCTGTACGGAGACACAAGGTTCGGTGCCACGCTAGAGCTGCAATACCAAAACCTTACAGATAAAAACGCGCAGACGTTTGTTGGGCACTACGAAAACGTAAAAGGGACCTTCGGTACTTTTGAGCTTCCTCTTCGTTTAATTGAGGGCTGGAGCGGAAACGCTCAGCTGATTGGTACTGGTTATAGAAATCAACGAAACAGCATTGCTACTTACATAGACCAAGACGGCTTTATCGTTACCGCACAGCCATTTGAAACTAGATTTAGCTATGAAACTGAAACTGGGCACCCCATTGGTCTGCTTATAGAGGATGAAGCTACAAATTTATTTACAAACAGCACAAGTTTGACTGCGGGAATTTTTAGCTTTAACTGGGATATAAGCGCTTCAGATCTCCTCGGTCCTGACAATAAGCTGACTGAAGTTTCTAGGTTTATTAATAAAAACCCAGTAGCAGGCAGTGGATTTACAAGAATTAACGGATCATTTGAGCCAGGGCAGTATTTTGTAAGTATTTACATTTACGTCCCGAGCCAGTCCTCTATTTCAAGCTGGCTCATAAAAAGCGATTTTTTTAATGTTGACAGAGGCTCTAGCATCGATTATTCAGTTTTTAATAAGTGGGTCAGGGCTGTCGTGCCAGTAGAAGTAGTAGCCACAAGATCTTTTGTAGATTTTGATTTTATAGTTTCTGGAAGGCCGACGAGGGCTGGCGATGAATTTTATGCATGGGGTCCTCAAGTTGAAAGAGGTGTTTCGGTAAGTTCTTACATTCCTACGGGAAGCGACCCTGTAACCAGACAGGCCGATAAGCTGCAACCGATTGGATCATGGCGTTACGCCGAGCCGCCAGAAATTACCAACGTGCGCCCTGGCGTTAGCAACGCCCGTGTGCGGCTAATCAGTGTTGTATAGAATAGCCCCAAGGAGGTCGCCATGGCTAAGTTTTATACCGGTCGTGATGGCAGCTTGCTGCTGGACGGCGTGACCCAGGCCAAGGTGACCTCGTGGTCATTTTCGTCTGACCTGGAAACACTAGAAACCACAACGCTGGGCGAATCCCACCGCTCGTACACCCCCGGCGTCCAAGGCGCCAGCGGAAGCGCAACACTTCTGTATTACAAGGCAGACGACGGCACCAACGACGCCGGAGTCCTCCTCAAAAAACTAATTAACACAAATACAGCCGGCATCACCGACGCCGATACGGTGCTTTTTACCTTGCGTTATGCAAACGGCGACAACTTTAACGACATCAAATTCAACGCCTACATCACTGGGGCAAGTCTTGGCTCAAACGTAGGCGAGGTTGCATCTGCTCAGATCAATTTCCAGGTAACAGGCGTGCTATCTGAGGCGAGCTTGTAATGGCGGTTTATCTCGGAAATGTAGGAAGCATCGAGCTAACTCGAAAATCCCTTCAAGAAGAAAAACTCTCAGTCGTCAATCCAGATGACGTAAACGTTGCTCGCAAAAGATTCAGCTTTGACTTTGAGGAAGGCGCTTTCCTTACTGGCGACTTCATAACAATCACTTCGACAAACGAAGTACCGCTCTCTTTTATTGGCATTGACGGCTGGCGTGACGGCAACGTTCACTCCAGCGGCAACTGGTACATCTTTGTCGATGAGATTGGCGGCATCCGCCTGTACAACAATTTCAACGACAGCCTTGAAGGAGATAGGACTGCCGCCATCAGCTTGGTGGACATCACCACAGACATCCCCATTTCTGTCACCGTAAAAGACAGCGCCGGACGAATACTGGGTTGCGTAATTCAGTATGAATTAAACACAAACAGAGAAGCAATTGACGTAACCACTTTGTCTGATACCTATCGCGAGCAATACAGCTCACTCATAACCGGAAGCGGTCAGCTGACGGCTCAATGGGATTACAAGAACAAAAGCAACGAAGAAACTGTCAATTACCTTATGCAGCTTGCCTTGCGCACGGAGATTGGCGGAATTTTTGGCGCTAAATTTTACTTAAAAAGCGAGGGGACTGCTGCCTCGGCTGGAGATTTTGCCGACAGCCAGTTGAACGATTCCATTTGGTGGGAATTTGACGCATTGATTACGAATAGCGCAACAAATTTTGCGCCAGGACAAATTATTGTTTCTACGGTTAATTTTGTGACAACCGGGCCGGTCAAGCTCAGAGCGCAAACCACAGTATCCAGCAAGCTTCTGCAGGAGGACGCCGGTTTCATCGTGCTGGAGCAAGGCGGACTCCTGGCTATTGCTGACGAGGATTAGAGCTAGACTGCTGGCATCTATCAGCTGGTTCGCAAGAGGTAGGCCGTGGCAGATCTTCGGATTAGTGAGCTAAACAGCCTGGCCTCTGCGGATGTAGCTTCCAACGATTTTCTGCCGATTGCTGATCGGTCTGCAAGCGAGACCAAAAAGGTAACCGTTGTTGACTTCCTTAATAAAGCAGTAACCCAGCTTTCTGACGACGTAATCCCAAGCGCAAAAATTTTATTTGACTCACAGACAATCCCTGGTGGTGCATTTGTAAACGGTGCAGTAGGTAGCGATCAAATTGCCTCCGGTGCAGTTGATTCCACCAAACTTGCAGACAATTCCAGCGCACGGCTTGTAACATCCCTGCCCGCTACTGGCGTCTTTGCTGGTCAGCTTGCAGTTGAAACCGAAACTAACAAAGCCTATGTCTGGGACGGCAGCAGCTGGGTCAGCTTCAAGGCCGCTGGATCGATCAACCAGCTAGTCGCTACAACTGCTGGCCCCATCCGTATTTCTGTTTCGACGGTTGGCGACACAGCAACTCTTTCCGTTAATCCGCAGGTCACGCCAAGCGGCGGCATCTTTCTTGCTGGACCTGCTGGAAGCGGCGGTGAAGTAAGCGGCCGTCAAATTGTTGGTTCTGACCTACCCACTGCAACCAACACCGCAAAGGGCGCGATCATTGTCAATGCTGAAGGTCTGCGAGTAGACGGCGAAACGCTGGAGCTTGACAACGATGTCACCGCAACCAGCACTTTTTCGGTCGTTACGCATGACTCAAAAGGCTTGGTAAACGGCAGCCGGGCAATTGAATCTGAAGATCTACCCAATGCAACCGCCAGCGCAACTGGTGCAGTCCAACCCGGCACTGGCCTCAGCGTCACCAATGCCGGCGTTCTAAATCACACAAATGCAGTCACCGCAGGTACTGCAACCAAGATTACGTTTGATGCTCAAGGTCATGTAACCAACGGCGCCACACTCACAGAAGATGACATTCCAGATATTCCAGCAGAAAAGCTGACCTCGGGCGTACTGGCTTCAGCAGTCTTCGGCACCAACACAGTGCCTGGTTCTGCCATTGCGGACGACGCCGTAACTCAGTTCGGCGGACCTGGAACAACCGCTCAAGTCACAATCTTCCCAAGCGCAGACTTTAAGGGTCAGTTTTTCTACGACGTTGGCAGAGGCGACCTTTACATCTGGGACGGCTCCGCTTGGATCCCGGTAACAGTAACCAGCGGCGAGCTTATTTTCGCTGGCATCTACGACGCAGCAGCAAACAACATTGAATCACTTAGCGCAGCCGGCGCCGGCTTGGGACTAAGCGTAGGGGGTACACTCCCGCAACCAAGCACGCAAAACAATCAGTATTATTTTGTCGTCGCAAACTCAGGCACAGGAGCAGGTACTTATGTACCGACTGTTTCCCTAAACGCGCCCGACCAACTGCTTTCTGACGGTCAAAGCGCAACTTGGCAGCTTATTGATATTTCTGGAACCATCACAGGCAACACAGCGGCAAACATCTCGTTTACTCCGTTTAGCCTTATCCAGGCCACCGATGTCCAAGCGGCGGTTGAAGAGGTTTACAACGAAAGCGTAAGAACAACTGGCGCAACAATTACCGGCACGCTTGAGATTGGTGCAACAGGCAGTTTCAAGTTCGATGGGACAACTGCCAACTCAAACAAGACAACGCTTACGGTTGCTGATCCAACGGCAAACCGCACAATTACGCTGCCAAACGTAAGCGGCACTGTAGTTACTACTGGTGACACTGGGACAGTTACCGCACAGATGCTTGCGGGAGACATCAGCTTTGACCAAGTTACAACTACAGGATCTATTGCTAACGCAGACGTAGCAACAAACGCAGAAATTGCCTACAGTAAATTAAACCTTACAAACTCAATTTTGAATGCCGATATTAACGCATCCGCAGGAATTGTTTACACTAAATTAAATCTGGCCGGCGGAATTGTAAATAACGACATCAACGCAGGCGCAGCCATCGCCAAGTCAAAGCTAAATCTGACCAACACCATTACAAACGCAGACATTAACGCTAATGCCGCGATTGCGGACACAAAGTTAAACACAATTACAACTGCCGGCAAAGTAAGCGGAAGCGCAATCACCAGCGGAACCATTGGTGGTTCAACAGTTATTAGCACAACTGGCGGCATTTCAACAACAGGAGCGATTAGCGATGGCATCGGATCTATACGAAGGATTCCGCAAAATCCTAAAAGTGCGGCTTATACGCTTATCGCAAGTGATTCAGGAAAGCACATCAGCATCAGCTCTGGTGGTGTGACGGTGCCTGCATCGGTTTTCTCTATTGGCGACAACGTAACTATTTTCAATAACTCGACAAATTCACAGCAAATTGTTCAAGGCGCTGGTGTAACTCTTCGTACCGGCGGCCAAACAACAACGGGCACTCGCACACTCGCCAATTACGGCGTTGCCACTATCCTCTGCGTGGCTGCTAATACATTCGTCATTACCGGCACTGGTATCACCTGATGTCTAACCAGGAAATGCTGCTGGGGGGCGGCTTCAGTGATGTCCCCCCATTCTCTGCAACCGGCGGCACAATCACAACCGTCGGCGCCGACACGGTACACACGTTTACCGGCAGCGGCACTTTTGTACTCGAAAATCCACCCCCTGGTTTTACTGTTCAATATCTAGTTGTCGCTGGTGGGGGCGGCGGTGGTGGTCAAGCGTCAACCTTTGCAGGAGGTGGAGGTGGTGGTGGTGGCGTTCGTCAGGGCACTAGTGAGTTTTTAGGCGGATCATATGCTGTTGTTGTCGGCGCAGGAGGCGCAAGAGGATCGTTTGCTTCCAACGGGGGAAACTCTTCTTTTACAAAACCCGACGGTTCAATTCTTAGTTCTAATGGCGGAGGCAAAGGAGGTAACCCAGATTCTTTAAGCGGAGGTTCAGGCGGAGGTGGTGGAACGACAGTCAGTCAAGCCCGTTTCGGCTCTGTCGGTACTGCTGGGCAAGGCAATTCGGGAAGCGCCGGGATCTATACACCATTTAACAATGGAAACAATGCTTACTGGCGAGGCGGAGGGGGAGGAGGGGCTTTAGGGGCCGGAACCAGTCCATTATCTAACCGAGGCGGAAATGGTGGCATAGGTAATCCACTAAGTATTACAGGGGCATCTGTGATTTACGGCGCCGGCGGTGGAGGATGCGCCAGAACCGAGGGAATAACTGCGTCGGCAAGTTTTGGCGGTGGTGGTACTACAGGAAATGGAGCGGGTAATGGGGAAGCGCGGACTGCAGATTTAGGAGGCAGCACTATATCTTCTGTGGCGGCGACTGCCGCAGCAGCAAACCAAGGCGGAGGCGGTGGGGGCTCAACTTTCAACGGCACTCCAACTTCAGGCGGTTCCGGCATCGTGATTATCCGCTATACCACTCCAACACCCTGATGGCACACTTCGCGCAACTTGACGCCAACAACATTGTGCAGCGCGTCATCGTCGTTGATAACGACAACATCCTTGATACCGACGGCAACGAATCCGAAGCCGTTGGCATTGCCTACTGCCAAGCACTGCTTGGTGCAGATACGATTTGGCGCCAGACAAGTTACAACAACAATTTTCGCAAGAATTACGCAGGCGAAGGTTACCGCTATGACGCTGACCTTGATGCCTTTATCGCACCCCAACCATTCCCCAGCTGGAGCCTAAATACTGAGACCTGCCAGTGGGAGGCACCAAAGCAGATGCCTGCTGGCAATAGGCCCTACACTTGGGATGAGAGTTTGCTGCGTTGGGTTGCGCTGTCATGATTACGCCTGCCACATACGACATCACAATCCTGCAGAACTCCACCTGGAGCGGGATTCTGCGAGCGACCGATAGCGGCCAAACTCTTGATAGCTTCACAATCAACGCTGGCACACCAACCTTCACAAAAAATTGCCACGGTCTAACCGCAGGCGACAAAGTTGTCTTTACCGGAGGTACAACCGTACCCTGCGGCTTCACAGTCAACACAATTTATTACGTCATTAGCGCAGGACTAACTACCGATGAGTTCCAAGTAAGCGCAACAAGTGGCGGAGCCAGTATTTCTGTAACAGGCACGGCAACTGGCACTTTTTACGTTGCTCGCCCTCTCGACCTTACAAATTACACAATTGATGCCGACATTAAAGAACTGGAAAACCTGACTCAGGTCGCAACTTTTACTTGCACAATCACAGATGCAACAAACGGCGAGTTTAATCTTTTGTTGCAACCGGCCACCACTGTGGGACTTGCAGTGGGGCGTTACGGGTATGACGTAAGTCTTACTAGCTCTGGCGGCACACGCTATTATTGGCTTACAGGCGTGGCAACCGTTCAGCTGACCTATTCACGGAACTGATCCATGTCGGAAGTACAAATTGCCGTAATCAGCGCAAAGAATACAGAGCTGACGTTGGCAGTACCCGGCCACCAAGGCGCTGGTGGCGCAGCCGGTGTCGGCGTACCCACCGGTGGCACGACTGGTCAAATCCTCGAAAAAGTAAGCAATACCGATTACGACACCCAGTGGGCTGACGCACCTATTGGCAACATTACGGGCGTAACTGCTGGTACAGGACTTAGCGGAGGCGGCACCAGCGGAAACGTAACTCTCAATCTCAACGCCAGCATCGACGCGCTGACGGATGTAGATACAACCACAACTCCGCCAACCAACGGTCAAGCGCTTGCGTGGGACAACGCAAACAGCGAGTGGATCCCGATGGACATGGCCGGTACGGCCAACCTCGGCTATATCTCTGGTGCAAGCAGCGGCGAAGTTACCTCTTCCACCGGCACCAACGCCACAATCCCCGGTTTCACAAGCACTAATGCCGGCCTGGCTGGAGCAAGTGGCGGCGGTACTGATAATTTCCTCCGCGCAGATGGCACTTGGACTAATCCTCCAGGAACCACCGACCTCACCTACGCAACTGCCGCAACGACCGGCACCATCAATTCCAGCACTGGAACTGATGCAACAATCCCCAAATTCACCTCTACTGATGCCGGCCTTGTCCACGGCAGTGGCGGTGGAACTGCAAACTTCCTGCGTGCTGATGGCACATGGAACATTCCACCGGGCTCCACAAACCTTTCTTATACGGCTAGCGCAACTGACGGCACGGTCAATTCTGACACTGGCACTGACGCAACAGTGCCGGTATTTGATTCAACGAATGCCGGCCTGGTTGGCGGCAGTGGTGGCGGCACTACAAATTTCCTTCGCGCAGACGGCACTTGGCATGCACCGCCAGGCGTCATGGCTGGCGCAGACACTCAGGTCCAATTCAACGACAACGGTGGCGCTGGCGGTGACACCGGCCTGACCTTCAACAAGACCACCAACGAACTCACCGTTGGCGTCAGCAATGCCGACCCTGGCACTGCAACGGTCAAGGGTGATCTGAACCTTGACAGTGGCGGCAATTTCTCGACCACAATTCAATCGGTCACCCCAACCGCCAACCGCACGATCAGCTTCCCAGACCAAACCGGCACCGTCGGCCTTGTCTCTGGAGCAACCGGCAACATCCAGTACAACAGCTCCGGCGCGTTGGCTGGCACTGCAGATCTAAATGTCAGTCTCGACTGGACAAATGCTGCTATTGCATACACCGGCTTAAAAGTTAATGTAACTGATACTGCTAGTGCTGCTGGTAGTAAGCTTTTTGATCTTCAAAGCAATGGCACCAGCCAAGTATCGGTTGATTCCTCTGGTTCTCTAGAAGTAGCTTCCGAACTGGTAAACAGCATCACCGTTGGTCGTGGCGCAGGCGCGATTAGCACCAATACAGCAGTCGGCAGCTATGCGCTTCGGGCAAATACCACTGGCAACAGCAACACTGCTAACGGATTCACCGCCCTCTACTCCAACACCACTGGCAACAGCAACACTGCTAACGGACTCCAAGCCCTCTACTCCAACACCGCTGGCATAAACAACACTGCTAACGGAGTCAACGCCCTCTACTCCAACACCACTGGCGTAAACAACACTGCTAACGGACTCGAAGCCCTCTTCAACAACACCACTGGCAACAGAAACACTGCTAACGGACTCCAAGCCCTCTACTCCAACACCACTGGCGCAGGCAACACTGCCAACGGAGTCAGCGCCCTCTTCAACAACACCACTGGCGCAGGCAACATTTGTCTCGGCAGTCTGAACAGCGCTGGCGCCTACGCCCCAGTCTTCGACTGCACTACCGAGAACAACCGCGTGGTAGTTGGCAGCACTGCTGTCACCAATGCTTACATCCAAGTTGCGTGGACGGTTGTTTCAGACGAACGAGATAAAACCAACTTTGATCTTGTTCCTCACGGGCTTGATTTCGTCAAGCAGCTCAACCCTGTCGCGTTCCAGTTCAAGGAAGATCGAGATACTGATATTCCTCACGGCCCTGTACGCTATGGCTTCAAAGCGCAGGACATCCTGGCACTGGAGGGTGACGACAACGCTGTCATTATTGACAATGAAAATCCAGATAAACTGCGCTATAACGGCGAAGCACTGGTGCCTGTTCTTGTCAATGCCATCAAGGAGCTTGCAGCCGAGAACGCTGCACTGAAAGCACGCCTGGATGCCGCTGGCATTTGATCTTTTCATTTCTGAAGCTCTAAACCATGGACACCCTCACCGTTACGATCACTAACCCCCGCACTATCGACGGCCTGATCTTTGCCGCCAATAGCGCCAAGCTTTCGCCCGAGGATTACGCCACCTGGCTCCTCACCCAAGACGGCAAACGCTACGCCGACGCCAACAGCTACGGCATTGTGACCAGCGCTGGTTTCTTCGCCCGCTTCACTCCTACCGAGTACGCCAACATTTTGGCCGCATCAGAAGACACCACCGTGGTGCCTGATCCGATTGGTGGCGTACCTACTGCAGCAGAACAGCAGGCATACGACGACGCGGTTGCCAAGTTCATGGCAATCCCGGATCCCACCCCGGACGATATTGCCGAGTACGAAGCAGCAGTTGCCGCTTACAAGGCAGCTTGCACGCCTGATAACGAAGCCGAAATTGAAGCAGCTGAAAAGCAAAACGCTGATGCTGCCGAAATCAAAGCTCTGATCGACGAGCTTACTGCAGCCGAGCGCGTCGCCCTCGACGACCAGCGCGTCACCGACGCCCTAGCTCTGCTGGTACAACGCAACCTGCTGGAACCCAACCGTCCTGCAGAGATCGTGCAGTATGACCGCCCCTTCCCCGACGTGAATGGAGCAGCGTAATGAGCCTCACCTGGAGCCCTGATTACGCACCAGTCGATGCAGATTTTGCTGATGTGTCCTTGCTCCTAAAGGGTGAGGGCACCAATGGCAGCACGACCATCCTGGATAGCAGTAGCAATAATTTGAGTGTTACTGCAATTGGTGATGCTCAGATTAGTACAGCGGTAAATACGCCGTTTGGTACTGGTGATGGTGTACTGGCGTTTGATGGGACGGGTGATTATTTGACTGTTCCATCCTCTTCGGATTTTGATTTTGGAACTGCATCTTTTACTATTGAGTGCTGGATTTGGTTATCATCAGGTGTTAGTGCTAACCAATCCATATATTCTCAGCGCACTTCAACATCGGGAGTTACTTTTGCAGTAGGTACTGCAAATAATCTTCGTGCATTTTACGGACCTGGATTTTTTGCTGTAACCAGTACAACTGCTATTCCCACAGAAGAATTTACGCATTGCGCTCTTACTTATCCTGGAGCGGGATCATCTTTTACATTGTGGATAAATGGTATCAATGTAGGATCGTCTTTATCCTTTACTCACACTTTTGATTCTGGAATTGCACCCGTTATTGGAGCAAGAACTAATTTTGGTGAAAATTTCAACGGTTACATCTCCAACGTCCGCATCACCAAAGGCGTAGCACGTTACACCAGTAACTTCACACCTCCCACCGCACCGTTCCCGATCCTTTCTCCCAGCGGTCGCATTACCATTGCTGACGACAGCTTGGATGCTGATGCCCGTCAGTACATCATTAACGTAGAAGAGCAGGACGGAGAAGAGTTAGAAGCTGGTGTACGCACTGCAATTAACGATTTTGTGGTTGGTTGTAAGAGCGATGGTATCTGGAACGCTATTAAGGCAAGCTGCTTGTTGTGTGGTGCTAGGACATTGGAAGGTGCGCTGGTGCCGTTGAAGGGTGGTGCTCCAACCAAGTACGGCACCGAAGGCGGATGGAATTACAACCGGGAGACTGGGCTGCAGGGAAATGGGACGGATAACTACCTAGATAGCAACCGCGCTAATACTGCTGATCCGCAAAACAGCCAGCACCTGTTTTCTTGTATTTCATCTGCTGGATCCAACTTGACTGCATACTTGGGTGCTGGAGGAGCTGAAGAGGGCGCGAGCTTTCTGGGGATTGGAACTGCTGTACTGTTGACCAGATCGCGTAACGCAACAGGATTAAACGGTCCTACTGTTATTCCGAACTGCATCGGACTTAGCCGCAACAGTTCCTCAACCTATATAACAAGATCTTCTGGACTTACACAGACGAAAACACAGAATAGTCAAACGCCTATTGCAGGGAATATCCATGTGTTCCAGAGGAATGCTGCTAATCCATTGACAACCAACGCCCGCCTCTCCTTCTATTCCATCGGGGAAAACCTAGACCTCGCACTTCTCGACACCCGCATTTCTAACTTTATCACCGCCATTGGAGCTGCCATCCTATGACACTAACAGCTGGCAACCTGGTTCTTGCAAACCCCTTGCTTTGCACGAACATCGCCAAAGGCGACAACAAGCTTTATTCAGATGCTAAGGGCGTGGTGCCGAGCCTGGACCTGCGCTTTGCATCACAGAAAAATCTGAATGATTATATGACGGGCACACCGTTGGTTGACCACCAGCGGAGTATGAATAGCTCTACTTTCAGCCCTGGTACATTTGTCAATAGTAATGGGTTGATTGAGACGGCTAAAGCAAACTATGCTCTGTACAGCGAAACCCTCACAGCTTCATGGTGGAGCGGCGGACAATTTATAAGCATTAGCGATACAACAGATGTAAATCCGCCTACAGGTATCCAAAATATCTACAAAGTTACAGAAACAGCTGATACGGGCGAACATTTTTTTAGAGGATCTCAAGTAAACCTAGCGGTTACCGCTGGCGTTCCGAACGGCACTGTTGTAACGATCTCAATTTATCTTAATACATCTCTTGGTAGATCAAAAGTTCGCGTATATAGTTTTGGACAAAACAACCTAACCTTTATTTGGGATTTAGTTAACAACGCGCAAATTGGGACAATTTCTGGCGGGACTAGCCCTACAATAAACTCTCAAAGCCTAGGCAATAACTGGTACAGATTTTCTTTTACTGACACTGCTACTACTTCTTCAAATCTTAGGCCTGTATTTCAAACGGTAAATAACCTAAATCAATTTAATTATGCAGGCGATACAACTAAAGGATTTTATGCTTCTGGTTTTCAGGTAGAAATCGGCACCACCGCCACAACCTACATCCCAACCACCACCGTCCCATCCGCAGCACCACGCTTCGATCACAACCCAACGACGGGTGAGAGCCTTGGGTTGTTGGTGGAGGAGAGTAGGACTAATAATCTAAAAACTAGTAATGATTTTTCGGGATGGCTTCTTTCCAATATCACTAATAACGTAAGTACTCAGCTAAGTCCTGATGGATCTTTTAACGCCGCAGAATTTGAAACGACTGGCAATAGTGCAAACTATCCATATAACGGAAAACCTGGAACCCAATTACCGGCTGGAACCTACACATTTTCAGTTTGGACTAAATTTGAAATATCTTCCTCTGTTTTAATTTATGGGTCCAACCTTGGGGCACTACTGCTGTTTGATGCAGCCACAAAACAACCGAGCACGGCAACAATACAGCAGGGAGCTTCAAGTTTTGTCGGAACGGTGGAGGAGTACCCAAATGGATGGTACAGATTATCTGCAACAATTATTGTTAACTCTGGTTCTCTAGTTACTGAAGCAACAGTTGCTTTAAACAAAAATAAAGTAACTACTTATGGGTTGCCTGATGCAAGCGGCGTTGGCGATGTGCTCACCATTTGGGGAGCCCAACTAGAAGAAGGCTCCTTCCCAACCTCCTATATCCCAACCAGCGGCACAGCACTAACACGGTCGGCGGATACGGCGAGTATTACTGGGACTAATTTTAGTAGTTGGTTTGTACAGAATAATGGCAGCTTTTATTGTAAAGCTGATTTACAATCGCCCGCCTCTGGCGGTCAGGCTCCGATATTTTCTGTTGACAACTCAGGTGCTAATTTTCGCGCAGCATCCCGTCGCGTTAATTCAGGAGTAAGAATCACTACAGCTACTGACGGTATAGATATAACCAGCCCTTCGGCGTGGAATGGTGAAATTAAGGAGTTTTCTTTAACTTGGGTCGCCAATGATTGCGCTTTGGTCGATTCTGGAACTTTAATAGGGATTGATACAAGCACTGTAAATCCACTCTCAACTGTAAACCAGCTACTTATCGGCAATGTTAATAGCGGCGGATTTTTAACCAGAATGGGAGGCCACATCGCCCGCCTCACCTACTTCCCGGACCGCCTCCCTGACGCAACTCTTCAAGTCATCACCGCCACATAATCCGCTAGTATGCGCGAGCAATCTTTCCCGAGAGATCGCAAGCGTCCGTAGCGTCCGGCTGCGGCAAGGCTGGCACCGCGTGAGGACCAGCTACCGGACACCCCTTTTATGTCTTGGCTACTTCTACTCTCTGCATGGCTAGCCGGCTTATTCCTGGCCTATGCTCTAGTCGCAGTCAATCCCCCCGATGATCTGTAGTGGCCGTTAAATCAAAAACCGCCCTGGGTCGAGTCGAACACCAATCAGGAAAACCCAAGCGCACCCGCCAAGGCAACAGCAAACGCAGTCGCCGAAGAGGAACACGTAAATTGCGTCGCGGGCAGGGTCGTTAAGATGTAGTTGAAGCCATTGCGGCCATGATTGAAATCATTGCGGCAGTGGCCGGAGCATCAATCTCAGTTGCAGCAATGACTGCTGCAACATCTGGCAGACGAAACGAAGAAGCCAGGGATGCAGTCATAAGGCTCACTAGCGCCGTTGAACATATTGCAAGCCAACTTGAAGTGTTGCATTCTGATATAAAAGAAGACAGAAAAGAAACATTTACAAGGCTCTCGACCGTAGAGCAAAGAGTATCTAAGCTGGAGGCACGCCCAAACTCCTTCTAGCAATGGACCCCACCACAGCAACTGTTCTGGCAATTCTGGTGGCTGCAGGCAGCGAAATCATCACCCTGCTTCCCATCAAAGAAAACAGCTGGGTCCAACTCATCCTTAAAGCACTGAAGGTCGTCTTCCCAAAGCGCTGACGATAAGGCCACGCATAGACAGTGCCATAGATGCGTGGCTAGCGGATCAGCCGTTAGCACCAAAACCCTTTGTGGATCACGAACCAGTGAACGATGATCTACAAACAGGTAAAAGTCGGCTGCTTGGTGGCGCGATGAGTATTCATGCACCCTGGAAAAATGAAACCAAACAGGATCCGCCTAATTGATCTTTTTAAGTATTACAAAGCGCTACCTCATCAGTCTGCCGCAGTTTCGGAGCTTGAAGAGCTGATCGAAAAGGCTTCGCCAGATATTCTTGTTCGGACCGCTGATTGGTTTAACACCTGGAGCCAGTCCGGCAAGCAATGCGATTACTCTTCAGGAATACAGCTAATAAAAGAATTTGAAGGTTGCCATCTTTCTGCGTATCCAGATCCCTTGACCAAGGCAGAGCCATGGACAATTGGATATGGCACCACAAGATACGCGCCAGGCAGTCCCGTAAAAAAAGGTGACAAGGTAAACGTAATTGAAGCAGACATGCTTCTCAGGCTTGAGGTAGACAGAATCGTTGCAAAATTAAGCAAAGAGGTTCCGTATTGGCAGCAGATGAGCGATGAGCAAATGTCTGCCCTTATTTCATTTGCATACAATCTTGG